GGGGACATCCTTTAACTGCTTGGCGTAGGACTCTGCCTCGGCAAGTGCTATAGTTTGTCTTTCCGCAATCTGCTTTTGATTTTGGCTCTTTAGCTCCTTTGCAAAGGTATAAGGATTTTTTACTGTTTCAACATCTTTTTTAGTCTTTTCAATCATTTCAATTGCATCGATTGCATCAGACTTTAAAAGGGCCGTAGCGTAATATTCACCTTCACCTAAGTTATATTTTTCACGAATGGCTTCCTCAATAGTTGACTGGCCAAGTCGCTTGAATTTATCTGGATTTTTTACCGCCTCCGCAAGCACCAATGCCTTCAGTGGGTCCTCCATCAAAGTGTCCGGATTAGAGGATACAATTTGATTAGCTATAGATGAGTTGATACCCTTTTTACCAAAGGCTACAATCGTCTTGGCTTCCTCTATTCCACCGAACGGATCGTCTGCGTCTTGCAGAAGAGCAAGACCTTCTTCTATTTCCCGTTGTTTATGATTTAACTCATCTGAAAGATTTTTGTATGAACGCAATTGTTCAAACTCATTTTTGAATGAGTCCTCGCTTTCGTACCCATACGCAGCAAACCACGGGCTATCCTGTGGCGCTACTTCTTCGTTTACCTGTTCGTTTACCTGACCGGTTACTTGTTCGTTAACCAATTCTTCTTGATTGTTCAATTCGTTGTTTTCCATATGTTTTATACTCTACCTGTTATTTCGTTTCCCATTTGTGATTCGAGGGTTGCCTCAAGCTGTATTTGTTCTAGAATCTGTTTTCCTTTCAATAACTGAACTTGATAGTTTGAATCAGCTTTAATCTTGGCCATTTCCTGTTCCTTCATAAGTTCCATGTTGGCCATCTCACGCTGTTTCATAATTTCAATCTGAGCAAGTTGCATTGCAGTTTGACGTTTAGCCTCCTCAGTCATAAGTGCAGACTGTTGCTGACCTTGAATTGTCTGCTGCAACATCATTTGTGCGTGTTGTTCCTCGCGCTGACGGGCTTCCGTCTCTTCAGTAGCCATAAACCAAAGCGCTTCATCAACATCTCCATTCTTCAAAAGCTGGGCTACACGCTCTACGCTTGAAGGACTCAACAATACGGCGCCATCCTTTGTTGGCATTTGAGACATCTGTATAGCGCGTTGAAGAATAGCGCTCTTTTCTTTTTCGTTTGGAAGGACCTTGCAAGTAATGGCTAGTTGATCTAATGATAACCCTTCAAGTTCATCAAGCGCATTAATCATAGTTTCACCAATAACGCTTTCATAAAACTCTCGAATCTTAGGATCATATTCAATATCTATTCGAGCCTGGTGAATGATTCTCTCACCAAGTTTCTGCTTGAATTGACGCTCAGACTCGCGAAGAGGCCAGTTGGCGTGATTTCCGGCAACGTAATCCGCCTCCATTACTCCAACTAATCGTTCCGCCGATTGATCTGGGCTTGCGGCCATCGCATCCGGAATGCCCATAAGATCCTTAATCATCATTTGAATGTTTGCTATTTGAGCAAGCCATTCCTGACCCTGTGGACCTAGACCATTATCCATCTCAACAAGCGGTTGAGACACGTACTTACCTGTTGCCGCGTTAAACTTAGTAGCGACAATTTGAATACCGTTTTGACGGTGGATGTGCATGAGGTCGAACAGGTCGTACTCCACACCTCCAATTTTGATATTAGCGGCTTCGCCAACATCAATTCTATATCCTTTTGGAGCGGCAGCCCATACTGCCGCACGCAACTTCAATACAGCAAACATCAAATCATCAAGCAGTCCTTTCACACTGCGTGTGGGCGATTGACCATTGATGCGATGAATCACATAAGAACTCATTGGAGAAAGACCCTTCTGCATTTGGTTTGGCTTTTTCTTCCACTCGTAAATGCGATCTTGACCTGTCCCTGATATGATATAAGAACCCTCATACCAATAATTGCAAGAAACCTCGTCATATGTATCATTGGGATTCTTCTTCTTCTCGTCTACAGGCTTATTGTTACGAATGTAACTTCCATATCCTTGCTTGTTCACGCGCTCTACATACTGCTTGTAGTCGGTAGATAGATATTCAAACTTCAAAACATAAACCTTGAAATCCATCCACACCCAACGATTTGTAGTGGAGTCCTTGCGTTCAAAGGCCCATTGAGGGATTGTTGATACGTTCGTTTGATAAGGCACATATGATTTAGCCATGGCTTGAATCTGTGCTTCATTAAATCCGGCATCTATAAGTTTATCAAAAATAGACTGCACGGTTTCCGCCTCAATATGACCAATAGCAACAGGCTCATCTTGATTGTCTTCATTCCAAAGCATAACCATTCGAGCAGGGTCTACATATTGAAACTTAACTTGACCGGTAATAGGGTCGTTGTAAATCTTTGCTGCACGGAAATGGAAGTCAATTGCATCGCGATTGAACTCCATTCGCTCTCCAGCCCAGTTAGAGGCCCTAAAGCCTGATTCGGCAAGTTTTTCCAAGGCTACCTCATACTTGCTTTTGAAGAAGCCTAAACGATCAGCCATTTCAAGCATGGTCTCGTCTTTCGGTACGAAAGGCAACTTGAACTCAGGAAGACCAAGTTCTCTTGCTAAAGGATTTGTATAATTCGCCTTAGCGTACAAATCATATTTTTTACGCTTCTTTTTATTGATGATGTTTTTATCAAGAGAAACACAATCAAGTTTATAATCGTTATCTGAAAGAATCGATAGAAGAACATTTGATAATTTTCGCATTGGTGAGAAAATGTCGTAGCTAATGTTAGCCATCGCCTTTCTCTGAGCTTTACTCATCCCCTTTGTACTAGCGTTGGCTTCACCCTGACTAATCCCTTTTGTTCCAACCGGAGACCCATTAGTAAACCAATTTTTGTATTTTTCTTGAGACTGATTTCCAGCACCATAATTTCTAGTTTCCTGCATTTCAGGAAGTTGAGTATACGTAAAATATGTTCCTCCTGCACAAAAACGAGTATATAAAGCACGAGCAACTCGCAAGCCATATTCTGGCTTTAGTTTATCAACCTCTGGAATGTTGTCGTTTGGGAACAACATACTACCAAGTATCTGTGGTAATATCATATCTTACAAATTTAGTTTACCAGCACAAATGTAGTAAATTTTTCATTAAATAGCTGAAAACAATCATGCTACATCAAACATTGTAAAACCTCCCTTTATCTCTATCGGTTGATATACTTCCTTGTAAAGGTCTGGCATCCTGCTTTTTATGGCCCTCATACACCATCCGGTAGCTGCACACAAGTCATGGTTAGTCAAGTCATCGAGACCTCTCATTTGACTCCATTCCTCAACTATCTCCCACATTTTCACGTACTTAACATTGTTATTAAAGTAGGTCATGATGTCCCCGGCCATTTCGTTCTTCTCTGCCTCACCTGCCCAAACACCCGCTCTGGAATCTTGTTTACCATCAGAACCCAAATCCTTCAAAAGGTAACCATCAAAACCGTTATCTCTAAAGTATTCGACGAGGGCTTCTCCATCGGGCCACTCTGGGTAGACGTAAGCACCAAGGAATATAGCTGCCTTTAGCCACTCCTCGTGATATTCAGATTTATCTTCGGTCTGTCTATTGTAAATCAAAATCCAATCATTGCTCACCCATTCATTTCGGGGCTTGGTGTCTGGATCCACTTGGCTATCTCGTTTATAAAACACAGCAGCAGCCGCGTTAGACTTCTTTTTACCTACAGTATTACGTCTGTGGAACTTCACAGGGTCACAACAAAGAAAAAACTTATTCATGACCGATGGGTCTGGAGCATATATAGGTCCTCGTTCTTTTGGAGGGATGTACCCTTCCTCTGGTGTCACAACTGTTTTTCTATTTCGCTGTTCTTGTGGAGGTAGGTAACTCATTGTCCAACTTCCTTTAGGGTCGTTTTCTACGTACACATCTCCTCCGAACTTTCCTCCAACCCAATCGAAATTAATCTTTGTAGTAATAGGGGTGCGCGAGAACTTGAGTTCCGATATGCGGTCACGCATCTTCTCGATTGGCATACCCATATCCTTGGGGATTACAGCAAACGCTTGTTTCCAAGTCATTGGGAAGTTCTGCTGTAATTTGATGAGCTTCTGCCATTCGCGCTTGCGCTCGAAGTAATCGGCCTGGTTTAGAAGATAAGACTTGGCTCCCCTGGTAATCCACTTGCCTTCGTTTGACATTACAGGTTCTTGTGGATCATCAATAATGCTTGCACCGTATTCGTCAATGTACC